TGAGCCATATAGTTTATTGACTTACCTTCAAAGACACCAAACTCTAAATAGTATCCATTTTTATTTTGTACATTGTCTAAACAGAAATCATATTCCATGATTCTATGATCCAGAAGCACCATAGGAGCATATAAGAATTTACCTACATCCATTTTCCAATAATAAACAAAGACTTGCATCATGTCAATAAACCGTTTATATTTAATACACCGGTTGAATCTACCTAGTGACCTATGAAAACTAGGAATAGGCTTCGTCTCCTACGGCTAAGTGATCCCGGAACTCGAAAGGGGAAGCTTTTGTGGGTTATTACTTCCCCTTTCATTTTAAAACCACGGAGAATAGTCTATGACAAAACCAAAAACACATATTTTATATGGAAGAATGCCGGAAAGAGAATTAATTCGTAGATATGATTTAATACGATCAACTAGAAAGTATAAAGGCGGTCACGAACTTAATCAAATAGAAGAAGAATTAACACAAAGAAGGCTCAAAAGGCTTTCAAAAACCAACCCGGAGGAGTATAATAGACAAATGTTAGAAGAACCAACTAAAAAAGACAGAAAAATACCTCTATTTCGTGGATTGACAGCAATGCAAGAGAAATTTTGCATGGAATTTTCAGGACACGGTGATGAAGTAAAGGCATATACCATTGCCGGCTACAACTTAGACTCTACAGAAGCAAGAACTAGGGCTAGAGCAAGGCATTTATTAAAAGATGAAAAGATTGCCGCAAGAATAAAAGAGTATCAAGAAGAAGCAATACGTAAAATCGTGTGGGATAAGAACAGAGTCTTAGAAAAACTTGCAGAAGTTCACCAAGCTTCTATGATTAAAGAAGATTATACCAATGCAAATAAATCTATGGAGCATATTGCTAAACATTTAGGCATGTTTGTAGATAAAGTTGAACAAACTGTTAAAACTACAGGATTTGAAACAGGTGACAAAAAGAAAGACATACAAAAACTAGCGGACCTTGCAGGTTTCGAATTAATTGACGGAGGTCGTAGAAAAAAAGAGAAAAATAATGGTTAGAAATTATAAAAAAGAGTATAAAAAATTTCAATCAAGTAAAAAATCAAAAGAGGATAGAGCCAGTCGTAACAAAATGAGACGTAGGTATCTAAAAAAAGGTAAAGTTACAAAGAACGACAAAAAAGATATTGATCATAAAGATGGTAACCCAAAAAACAACTCAAAAAAGAATCTACGAGTTGTAAAAAGATCGAATAACCGAGCTAAAAAATAATGCAGACCGTGATTAACGACGAACAGTTAAATATTTTAAGATATCATGCTTATTCTAATATTAAACAAAACTTTTTAAGCTTTGTAAAAGGCTTTGCTCCTAAATTAATTGCTGATTTTAAAATGGGTCGGCATATAGAAGTTATCAGTGATAAATTACAAGAAGTCAAAGAAGGTAAAGTAAAAAGACTCATGGTTTTTCTACCACCTCGTTCTTCTAAATCTGTTGTCTGCTCTAAATTATTTCCAGCTTGGTATTTAGGAAATAATCCACAACATGAAATCCTATCGGTATCACATAGTGATCAACTTGCCAGTGATTTTGGTCGTGGTGTACGAGATTTAGTTAGTGATCATACATATCAAGATATCTTTGATGTAAAGTTAAGATCAGATGTTAGAGCCGCTGGTAAATGGCAAACTAATAAAAACGGTGTATATGTAGCAGCAGGTGTTCGTACACAGATTGCAGGTCGTGGTGCACATGTTGCTCTTTTAGATGACGTTATGTCAGAAGAAGATGCATTTAGTGAGGCAGGTCGTCGCTATATTAAAGAATGGTATCCAGCTGGTTTACGAACACGATTAATGCCGGGAGGATCGATTGTAATTATTAACACTCGATATCACGAAGACGATATTTGTGGATGGTTATTATCAAGTCAATCTAATATGAGAGATGATGATCCTATGAATTGGGAGGTCATAAATATTCCTGCATGGGTAAATGAAAAGAGTAGTAAATTATTAGGACTACCTGTTGGAGAATCTTATTTTCCTGAATGGAAACCAAAAGAGATATTACAAAACGACGAAGCAGAAATACGTAGGCATAATGGTTCACGATATTGGGAATCTTTATATATGCAAAACCCTGTTCCGGATGAGGGTGGTATTTTAAAGAAAGCTTGGTTTCAAATCTGGGAGGAAGACAGTCCTCCTAATTGTGATTTTATAATACAAACGATGGACACAGCATTTTCTACTCGTACAACCGCAGACTATAGTGTCATTCAAACATGGGGTATTTTTAACACAGTAGAAACCGATAGTGAGGGTGTTGAAAGAAACATTGGTAATTTAATTTTATTAGGCAACACGAGAGGTCGTTTTGAATATCCAGAATTAAGAAGTAATGCTCAAGATTGTTTTGAAGAACATGATCCTGATTTAATTATTATCGAAAAGAAAGCAAGTGGACAATCTCTTATACAAGATTTAAGACGTGCAGGACTTCCTATTTTAGAATATACACCTGATCGTGATAAAGTAAGTCGAGCCTATGCAGCTTCTCCTTTATTAGAAGCCGGTAGAATTTGGTTACCTAAAAAACCGTGGGCACAGATGTTATTTGATGAAGCAATTAGTTTCCCAAATGCAGCACACGATGACCAAGTCGATACAATGGTCATGGCCATACATTATATGAAAGATTCTTGGCACTTGCAACATCCCCATGATCCGTATTATAGTGAAGATACGAATTATAAAAAGAATACAGCAACCTATTGGAAGGTAACAAAATAAAATGGCTATTGAAAAAAACCCTGATGATATTTCTACACCCTTAGATAAAGCAAAAGAAGCACTTGATACACAAAGTCAAAACTTGGGTGTTGAAGTAAAAATAGATGAAACTCAAGAAGAAGATTTAGCAGTTGATGTTGATCCGATTACAGGTGAAGTTGAAGTTGCTTTGAATGAAGACAGTGGAAAAGTATTAGCAAGTATTAGTGAAGATTTTTACACAAACTTAGCTGACTTAATGGAAGAAGAAGATTTAGAAGATATTGCTGCAACTATTTTAGATAATTATCAAAGTGACAAAGATTCAAGAGATGAGTGGGAACAGACATTTGAACGTGGGTTTGATTTACTAGGTCTGAAACTAGAGGAAACAACGGAACCTTTCGACGGTGCCTGCACAGCCACTCACCCTTTAATAATAGAAAATGCAGTTAAGTTTCAATCAAAAGCCAGTCAAGAACTCTTTCCAGCTAAAGGGCCTGTAAAAACTCAAATCATTGGTAATCCAACTCCTGAAAAAGAAGCACAAGCTAAACGTGTTAAAGACTTTATGAATTATCAAATTACAGATGATATGCCAGAGTATTTTGATGAGTTTGAAAAAATGCTCTTTCATTTACCTTTGATTGGTACAGCTGTTAAAAAAGTTTATTATGATGAAACATTAGGCAGACCAATATCAGAATTTATACCAATTGATCAATTCCAAGTTTCTAATTTAGTATCGGATCTAAGACGTGCAGACCGATATACTCATTTAATTTATCGTACAGAAAATGATCTTAAAAAAGAGATTAATGCAGGAATGTATCGAGATATTGAATTAGGAGATCCAGAACAAACCAATAGAGGATCTATTACAACTAAAGCAGAACGAATCATGGGATTGTCTGCTTATGATGATAATCCCTATGACCCAAGCTATAGTTTATTAGAACAACATGTATATCTTGATTTACCCGAACCATTTAATAGTCCAAACGGAGAAGCTTGGCCGTATATCGTAACAGTTGAACAATCCAGTAGAAAAGTTTTAAGTATTAGACGTAATTGGAATGACGGAGATACACGTTATCTTAAACGTGAGCATTTCATTGCTTATAAGTTTGTACCGGGATTTGGCTTCTATGGTTTAGGCCTTATACATTTCTTAGGTAATTTAACGATGTCAGCTACGGCGGCAATGAGAGCCTTAGTTGATGCCGGTCAGTTTGCTAATTTACCCGGTGGTTTTAAAGCTAGGGGTGTAAGAGTTGTTGGAGATAATACTCCGATAATGCCGGGGGAGTTTCGAGATGTCGAAGCGACTGGTCTTGATTTGGGCAAATCCATAGTTCCTCTGCCCTATAAAGAACCATCGCAAGTTCTATATCAGATGTTAGGGTATGTAGCCACTGCTGGGCAGAAATTTGCTGACACGACTGACCAAGTTGTTGCCGACTCAACGAATTACGGTCCAGTTGGCACGACGTTAGCATTATTAGAAGCATCAGGTAAGTTTTTTTCAGCAATTCACAAAAGACTCCACAAGTCTCAAAGAGACGAGTTTAAAATATTAGCTAGGATTAACCATGAGTTTTTACCTACAAGTTATCCTTATGACATTATAGGGCAATCCGCTGAGATATTCAAGCAAGATTTTGATGGACGTATAGATGTGCTACCCGTTAGTGATCCGAACATACCATCTAATGCTCATAGATTGGCTCAAAGTCAAATGTTATTACAGCTTGCATCTCAATCTCCTCCGGGAACATTTAACATGCCAGAGGTAAACAAAGCAATTTTAAATGCAGCCAACATCGATAATCCAGATCGATTCTTAATACAACCGCAACAAGAAAAACAACAAGATCCGTTAGCTGATATTATGACAGCTTCTAAAGGTATGCCAATTAAAGCATTTCCGGGACAAGATCACGATGCTCATATTGCTGTTAAGACTGCTTATCTACAAGATCCATTAAACGGTGCGAATGAAGTTATGAAACTTGTACAACCAGTTCTTCTAGCTAACATACGTGAACATATGGTTTTAAGATTCCAAGAACAGATGGGTGGTATGATGAAAGCTAATGAGGGTCAAGTTGATCAAGGTGGTAGTTTGGGTATGATTATGGCTCAAAGTGCACAACAAATTTTACAAGCCAATCAACTTGCAGCTCAAGGTGGTTTAGATAGTATCGAACAACAAAACTTAAATATGCAAAAACAAGCTATGGAAAACAAAAGAGAAAAAGATAAAGTTGAACTTGCTCTTGCTGATAAAGAACTTCAATTAAAAGCAAAAGAAATTAATATTGATGCCATGGTTGAAGCTGCAAAATTAGAAGAGAAAAAAGAAGAAAACAATGAAAAACTTAGTGCTAAAATTGTTTCTGATTTATTAAAATTAGTTGATAAACAAAAATTAGCAGAAGGTGGAGTTGCTTCAGCCGGAGCGATACCAACCCCTGCGGATCAATTTAAACAAGCAGCAGATGTTGCAGCTATGCCATCATCAATGACACCTCCAACAACACAACAAACTGTTATGCCTAAAAATTTCTTAGAACGAGCTTTTGAAGCTCAAGGCATTGATCCACAGAGATCAACAAGATTGAAAGAAGAACAGCCTGTTGTTTCCGCAGCTCCAATTGAACCTATAAATATTGCAGATTTACCAACTGATCCACAAACGACAGGATTAGAGCAAATACAAAAAGAATTAAATCAACAAACAACTGAAAGTAAAGCTATGGATAGAATATTAAATGATAAAGGTGCATTTACCCTTGAACAGGAAACAGGACCAAAGAGTAAAAAATTACATCATCCAACTATGACAAGTGGAGTAACAATTGGTGATGGTTATGATATGAAAGAAAAAACCACAGGTCAAATTATTACAGATTTAAAAAATGCAGGTGTAGCTGAAGATATGGCATTTAAAATTTCACAAGCAGCTGGACTAACAGGAAAAGAAGCTCAATCATTTGTAAAAAGTAATAATAATGTTTCTTTAAATGATGATCAAAAAAATAGATTATTTGCTATGAGTTTTGATAAATCAATTAAGAAAACAGAAGAAGATTTACGAAAGTTAGGTTATGATCCAAATATTTTATCTGATCGAACTCTTAATCTATTAACGGATTATACTTATAATGTTGGTTCAATTACAAAATTTCCAAAATTTACAAAAGCTTTAATTGAAGGAGATTTTGAAGAGGCAAGAAAACAATATGAAAGAAAATCTGGTGATAAATTTCTAACAAGAAGAAATAAGGCTACATTAGATGAAATTGCTAAAATTGAACAAGAAGCATCTTCTAGAATTGGTTAATGTATAATCCTTTAATTTCAGATCACGATGTTTCACTTCCAGACCCGGCCGTAGTTTTCGAAGGTAAACAAGTTGTTAATACAAACGATCACCCACAGCTTTATCTTAGATTACGACATGCATTACACATTTATGATAGAACAACATTTGTAACTAATCTTGAAAATCTATATCGAGAATTAGATGTAAATCAAACATTTATATATAGCACACATATTCAACAACAATTACAAAAAGCAGTTCAACATTTTGATTTAAAACAACGAAATGACAATATTAGTTATAAAATTAAAAACAAACAATTTAATGACGAAGGATATTGGGATACCTCTATCGATACCGATGATTTAAATAAATGTTTAGAAAAAGATATTGAAAAATTAGAAGAATCTCAACCCATTCGAAATACACGAATACAAGATAAAATTGTAAACCTGCCTAAAGATCATACTATCTTTGATAAGTTAAATAAAGTTTACACACAGCATAAGTTATTGCCAAAACCTTTTTCTATTACAGATATCAACTTACATATTAGTGATAACCATGATACATTTAACGAGTATTTTCAAAACGATCAACGTAAGTATCCGCATAATAAACTGTATACGTTACATATAGATCCAAAATACAATTATATTAAAAGTATTATTTATTTAAATGAAGTAACAGAAACCAATGGCCCCTTTGCTTTTATACCTCGATCTCATCGGTGGGAATTTGACCCCCTCGAAATCTTCTTCGCCAAAAGTAATCAATTGGTTAATACTTTATCTACACCTGAAGATAGGGCTGCTAATGCTACCTTACCGATATGGGCAAGAAAGAACTCATATTTTTCTAGACAGTTTACAGACGAAGACCCATTATCCCAGAGACTTTTAACCATGTTAAAACATTTTACTTCAGACAAGAGTAACTTTATATTATTTGAACCAAACTATGGTTGGCATAGAGGTACACATGTTAGTGAAGGAAAACGAATAGCTTTACAGGTAATATTAAAGCCATGTTAAAATGTCAAAATTGTGGTACAGAAATAAACTGGATGAACTTTAAGGAAGAAGATGAGAACCCTGAAATGTTAAAATTATTATTAAGTAGCTTTTCATGTCCAAAATGTGGTAAAAAACAAATAGTACAGGAGAATACAAAATGAAATGTTGGCATTGTAATACCGAATTAATATGGGGTGGTGACCATGATATTGAAGAAGAGGACGATGAATATTGTATGGAAACAAACTTATCATGCCCTGAGTGTAACTCTTTCTATCTAGTTCATTTACCAAAAGACAAGAATGAATCAACAACTTAATCTCTCTGACGAGGTTTTAAATAGACGAGTTTTCAATCAACATTATTATGACTTACATAGTCAACACTTTATGTTAAGTCAGACTAAAAACTATATTACCGATAGCACCGTTATTGACGTAGGTGCAGCTGTAGGTATGTATACAAAGTTCTTTGCCCAATATGCAAACAGTGTTACAAGTTATGAAGCTGTTCCACCAGTATACGAACAATTATTAAAAATTCATCAAGAATGTCTTAATACAATGCCATGGAATATGGCTGTATCTGATAAAGTAGGTACTTCTACATTTTATGTCGATGATAAACGATTGTCTAATTCTGGATTACAAGATTTAGTTGGAGGACAACCCATTGAAGTTAAAACCACCACATTAGATGAAATGCACCTTAAACATACACCAGATATTTGTTTAATTAAAATAGATACAGAAGGCACAGAACTTGATGTTTTAAATGGTGGTCAAAAGCTTATTGATAAACATAAGCCTCATTTAATGATTGAGATTTATGAGAAATACAATAAGTATCCTGTTGAAACAAGTTTTAAGTTTTGTTTTGACCGAGGATATAAATGTTATTATAACCATAAAGGAAAGGGATTAGTTGAAGTTCCTAGTATTGAATCAGGAGTTAAGATTGTTAAGACTATGGTTGATATTACAGACGGAGACTTTTTATTTGTAAATGGCAATAGAATTACCAAATAGTGTATTTATACATGTACCTAAGACCGGAGGTCGTTGGGTTAAAGACATGTTGTTAAATTATGTAGAAGGAGCTAAACCAATTGGTGATGCAGTTTATGATTCTCATAATACACCAGAGATTAATGGCAAACCGTGTTTTGCTTTTTTAAGACATCCAATGACATGGGTTCATAGTTTGTTTCATCATCGAGCTAAAAAGAAAGCAAACAGAAATGGTCATCAATGGAATTGGCAAGAACAATTAAGATTAGAAAAAGAATGTAAGGCAGAAAATTATGAGGATTTTTTAAACAATGTTATCAACACCCCAAATGTTGTTCGTGACTATTTTAATTATTATACTACACTTCATTATCCAATGATTCAATTTGGATATATGGAAAAATTAGCTCAAGACCTTATTTTAATGTTAGATGGTTTTAACGAAAAGTTTGATGAGCCCTCAATTCAAATGCACCATAAACTTTTAATAGGAGCTCGTAATAATGAGCCACCTATTTCTGTAGCCAATGCTATGATCAAAGAAGAATATTTAAACAAGATGAAAATATCAGAAGCAGAACTTTTTAAATTACATCCAATATGGACTCATTAGCAGATTACTTACGAAGTAAATTGACGGAAAAGAAAAACAATTTAACTGAAGCTGTGTCATCAGGTTCATCTGAATCTTATGACGAATACAAATATCAAGTTGGTATTATTGAAGGATTGACTTTAGCTATTGAAGAAACTAAACTAGCTGAAAAAAATCTTTACAACGATACTGAAGAAGGAGATTAATTATGAGAGCAGCAGGAGCAGCAACAGCGGCAGCTGGTAATGACGAATGGATTACTAATAAGGATCAAAAAGACCCTGAAGTTTTACCAAGTTTACCCGGTTATCATGTTCTAATTAGACCGGTAACTATTAGAGAAAAAACAAAAGGTGGTATTTTATTGCCTTCTAAATTTAAAGACGATGCAAAGTATTTAACAACGGTTGGTCGTGTACTAAAAGTTGGTGAGTTAGCTTATGCAGATACAAATAAATTTAAAGGCGGGTCATGGTGCAAACCGGGAGATTATGTTGTGTATGGTAAGTATCAAGGAGATAAATTTTTCTACCAAGGAATTAGAATGATTCTTTTGTTTGATGATCAGATATTAATGGTCGTTCCAAATCCAGCTGATTTAGATCCTAGTTTGGATTTAAGTAACTAATACTATATAATCAAGTTTATTGACGTAATCGTAACTCGTAACTACGGAGAAATAAAAATGAGTAATGAATTAAAAACTAAAACACAAGACGACGGATATCAAGAATTAGATATTAAAGGCACAACAAATGAAAAGGTTGAATATGAGGTAGAAGATGGAGGATCATCTGATAAAGGATTGGCACCCACCTCAACTTCTGGACCGCAAGAACCTAGTACCAGTAAAAGTGAAACTAGTTACATTGTTGAATCGGAGAAACCTGAGACCTCTGAGTCCTTAAAAGACAAAGAGTTAGAAGGCATTAATACTGCCGGTGCTGAAAAAAGAATAAGACAATTAATTAAACAACGTAAAGAAAGAGAAGAACAACTTGCTTTACAAGAAAGTAGAATTAAAGAACTAGAAGGTAAACTAACACAGTCTACTGAAAAAGTTCAAAAGACAGAGATTGCAAGTTTAGCTAACTTTGAAGGACAACTTAAAGAAAAGTTAAAACTAGCAGAACAGAATTACAAAGATGCTTTTGATTCTGGTGATAAAGACAGAATGTTGGAAGCTCAAAAAACTATTGCTGATGCGACTACAGAGATCAGGATGGTTGATGCAAAACGTTTCTACATGGAAGACCAAGCTGCAAAAGCTCCGGCTCAACCTAAAGTAGCAGAAACTAATTCGCCTCCACCACCCCCACCTCCAGCTCAATCACAACAACCGCAAAAGCTACATGCTTATGCAAGAGATTGGATATCAGAAAATAGTGAATGGTATAATAAAGATAGAATATTAACTCAGGCAGCTCATGTTTTAAATGAAGATATTTTAAATGAGGGCTTTGATCCAGAGAGTAAAGAGTTCTATGATGAGATAAGTAAAAGGCTAAAAAAAGAAATGCCTCACAAGTTTGGTCAGCAGGAAGAACCAACAAATAAACCTGCTCAAGTGGTTGCTGGAAAGTCACGTTCTTCAGCATCATCAAAAGGTAAGATTCGATTGTCTCAAGAAGATGTTCGACTTGCTAAAAAGATGAATGTACCTCTTGATGTGTATGCTAAAGAGAAAGCCAAGGTCGAGAAGGCCGGTGACGACTACACTTATGTTAATGCTTAAAACAACCACGTGGATAAAGAAAGGTAATAATTGATATGACTACCAATACAGTAAAGAACGTTAAAGCTGCTACTCGTTCGGCAAGTACAACTGCTCGTAGACAAAGAAGTACATACGAGAGAAAAAATTGGTTAAAGATACAACCAGAAGTTGAAGCACGATTTAAAGAGAAGGGTTTAAACCTTCGATGGGTTCGTATTTCAGTGAAGGGTGTTTATGATGATCAGAATGTTCAACAGAGACAATATGAAGGATGGGAATTTGTCCGTCCAGAAGATGTCCCTGAAATAAGTGCAGGTTTTCAAAATCAAGAGTATGGAAATCTAGGACAATTGGTTGTTCGTGGTGATGTGGCTTTAGCTGCAAATACCATTGAGAATAGTGAAAACTACAAAAAACATGTAGAAAGCTTTACTCAACAACAAACAGAAGCAATTAATCGTCAACTAATGAGCAAAAACGATCCTCGTATGCCAATTTCTAATAATAGTCGATCAAAAGTTACCACAGGTAGACCTACACACTTTGATAAATAGGTGTAAGGGTTTACTATAATGTAAACAACTTTTAACTATTAGGAGAACTAAATTATGGCTACTACTAAAGCTTTTAATGGATTCCAACCTTCTAGAATGCGAGGCGGTGCATATAATACCAGTGGTATGAACGAATATGGTATTAAAACAGCCCATGCAACAAATATTTTCCAAGGTGACTTGGTAAAGATTGTTAGTGGTAAGGTGCATAAAGTATCAGCTGCCTCTGATCTAGTCGCAGGAGTCTTTATGGGTGCTAATTGGGTAGATCCCTCAACTAAGCAACCAACATTCGGAAACTATTTCCCAGCAGCTCAAGCACATCATGGTGCAGGTGAGCCAAAGGCACTAGTTTTGGATGATCCAGATGCTACATATATTATTCAAGCCGGAGCGACTGTTACAGAAGCTCAAATGGGTAAGAATATGGATGTATCATTAGGAGCAGGTTCTACGGTAACAGGTATTTCTGGGTTTAGTCTTAAAGGCGGAGCAGGTTCTGTTCAAGCTAAGACTGTAAGACTTTTAAGAAGATCCACGTTACCAAGTGAAGCTGCAACGGATGCATTTCCGAAAATTGAAGTAAAAGTACAACTACACCGTGACCATTATGGTATGGGTTCAGTTGTATCAATAACATAGCATAAGGAAGGAGTATAAATTATGGCTATCAATAGAGGTAATATTGCTAAACAGCTTCTTCCGGGTTTAAATGCGATATTTGGAATGGAATATGGATCAATAGAGGACGAACACGTTCCTTTGTTTGAAGTAGAAAATTCCGATAGAGCATTTGAAGAAGAAGTGTTATTCACTGGATTCGGTGAAGCACCAACTAAATCAGAGGGTGCTGCTGTTCAATTTGACTCAGCTACTGAATCTTTCACAAGTCGTTATTCACATGAGACAGTTGCTCTCGCTTTCGCAGTTACTGAGGAAGCAATGGAAGATAACTTGTATGATACTTTCGCAAAAGTACGTGCAAGAGGTCTTGCTAGAGCCATGGCTGCTACTAAACAAGTAAAAGCTGCGAATGTATTTAACAATGGTTTCAATGCTACATTTGCTGGTGGAGATGGACAACCGTTCTTCTCTAACAGTCACCCAATTATTACGGGTGGTGTACAAGATAACTTGTTAGCTGCATCGGACTTATCTGAAGCAACAGTGGAAACAGCTATGATTGCAATACAAGAAACTAAAGATGATAGAAATATCCTCATTGGTTCTCGTGCTGAATCATTACACATTCCACCTGCTTTACAATTTACTACTGAGAAAATCTTAGCAAGTACATTGTCAACTCAGATTGGTGTGAATCCAACTACAGCAGCAAACGGAGCTACAAACTTGAACGATGTTAATGCATTACGTTCAATGAGTATGCTACCGGGTGGTTATTTTATAAATCATAGATTTACAGATTCAAATAACTACTTTTTTAAAACGGATGTTCCGAACGGAGCTAAAATGTTCGTAAGAGCACCGTTAGCTACTAAGATGGAGCCAGACTTTGATACTGGAAACTTGAGATTCAAAGCTAGAGAAAGATATAGTTTTGGTTTCAGTGACTGGAGATCATATTATGGTGCAAGTCCTGCTTAATTAAAAATGGGGTCAGCAATGGCCCCTTTTTATTTAACACAATAATTTATAAGGAATTTTAAATGGCAACAAATATAAAAGCAATCTTTGCAACATCTACATCTACAATCGATTCGATTCCGGGTAGACTTAGAGGTTATAGCATAATAAATGGTATGACTTCAGCAACGGATATTGTATTAAGAGACGGTGGGTCAACAGGTTCAGTTATTATGCAACAAAGAGTATTAGCAGGTGGTTCATCAGATCAATATATTGAAGATGGAGGCATTCGTTATCAAACGAATTTACACGTGACTATGAATGCAGGAGTAAGTGTAACCGGTACATTTTTCACAGGATAAGAAAATGCAATTAACAAAAAATTTAATTAGATTTAATAAAGAATACATAATTAAAATCCCTGTTGAGTGTAAAAGATTATGGGATTTATCTGATAATCGTTGGGGTTATAAAAAATATAATGGCTGTCCGTAAAAAAAGAAAAGGTATGGGCATTAAAACCAGTGTAAAGTCTGGTAATTTTAGGTCTACAAAATCAGGAGCTGGAATGACTTCCAAAGGTGTAGCTGCTTATCGCCGTGCCAATCCCGGATCTAAATTAAAAACAGCTGTAACTGGAAGTGTAAAAAAAGGAAGTAAATCAGCTAAAAGAAGAAAATCGTTTTGTGCTCGTTCAGCGGGACAAGCAAAGATGCATAATATTAACTGTAGTAAGACACCGAAGAAAAGAATCTGTGCAGCTAGAAGAAGATGGAAGTGTTAATATCATGGAAAAAGATCAATTTACAGAACTCAAAGTAGAACTTACCAAACATATTGAACGTGAACAACAACTTCGTGAAGACGTTTCTGAATTAAAAACAGACATGGGTTGTGTTAAAAGATCAATCTTTCAAGTTAAGTGGTTAGTTATTGGAGCATTATGTGCTACTATGGCTATGCAGTCTGGTGCATCTGCCGTTATTGCAAAGATACTAGTAGGAATATGATGTGGCAATTAGTAGATCAAACATTAGTCAACAAATTACAAAAGCCGGAGGAGGTAAAATGACAAAACTATGCCCAAGAGGAAAAGCAGCAGCTAAACGTAAATTTGCAGTCTACCCGAGTGCATATGCAAATGCTTATGCAAGTAAAGTCTGTGCAGGTAAAATAAAAGGTCCCGGAGGTAAAAAGAGAAAAGACTTTAGAGGACCAAAGCCAAGTAAAGCCGGTGGTGGAACTATTAACTTAAAGGGTGGTGGTAAGATTGCTCGTGGTTGTGGTGCTGTTGCAAACAATCGTAGAAAAAAAACTAAATACCCAAAAATGAAAAATGCTTAATAAAAATTATTATACACAAAGACAATGGGATCGAACTGTTGGTTATGGAAAGGTTCCTAATAAATACCAATTAAAAAAGAACCATGGCTAAAAAAGGTTTAAAAACGTGGTTTAAAGAAAATTGGGTAGATATTTCTACAGGTAAAAAGTGTGGCCGTAAATCTGCTAAATCTTCAAAAAGAAAATATCCAGTCTGTCGTCCAAAAGCAGTTGCTGATAGAATGACTAAAGGACAAAAGTCTGCTGCGGTTAAACGTAAAAGAGGTAAAAGTAATATTGGTCCAAGGCCAACTTCCATACGATATCCAATCAGTGCTAGTGGTAAAAAACAAAAGCTTACAAGGAAGAAAAAATGATCGATCCATTTACAGCCTTTGCCGCTTTAAAAGCAGCTAGTTCAAGTATTTCTTCTGCTATAAAAGTAGGCAGAGATTTAACGTCTATGGGAGGTGCTGTTGCTAAGTGGGCTAAAGCAGAAGCTAGTCTACAAGTAGTTGCTAATCAAAAACCGGGAGTCTTTGGAAAATTAACCGGTGCTGAACAGAATGCTATTGATGCTCATTTTAGAAACGAAGAAGCTAAAAGACTTCGTGATGAAATGAGGGAACTATTTGTTCTTTATGGTTCTCCCGGTCAATGGGATAGACTTCAAGCTGAAATTGCTGCTGAACGAGCAAGACAATCTGAAGCCTTAAAAGAACAAATACGAAAAGCCAAACAAAGAAAAAATATTCTTATAGGTATTTTAGCAGGTATTTGTGGTATAGGTTTTCTTGTGTTAGAATTAATTATTTTAAAAGGAGTATTATAAAATGGTAATGATAAGACGAAACAAATCCAAAAAAGGTTCGATTGGTAAAAAAAGACCCGAACTTGATTACAAAGCTATTGCTAAAGGTCAAAGCAAACCTAAAAAGAAAACCGTGGTTAAAAATAAAACGAACAGACCTTCAGCTTCTTCAGCTGCACAAAAAAATAGAATATTTAATAAAAGAAAACAAAGGTCTGCAAATGATCAGAATCCTTTTACATCTTCTGCAAACCCTTCTGATATACCAAGAAAAGTTAGAAAAAAAAGTATAGTTGATAAAAGTAAACGAGGTGCATCCACAAAAGCTATAAAAACTCTTAAAGATGGATTTGCTATAGGCGATCAATACGGTAAAGCTTTTGGTCTAAAAAAAGGTGGTAAAGCTAAAATGATGGCCGGTGGTAAAGCTTCTAAGTATAGAGCAGCCGGTGGCGGTAAAATGCCTATGGTTATGAAAGATGGAAAAAAGATTCCAGCTTTTGCAGCAGATGGTAAAGGTAAAATGAAAGCCGGTGGTAAGACTACTAAATAC